GGCGTCCGCCAGCTCACCCGAAAGCCCGGCCACCGAGATTTCATCATCCCCGCCGTTCTGGTGCGTGCTGGCGTGCTCTGGCGGGACTTCGGCCTGGCCGCTATCCCACTTGAAATATCCGCCCATCAGCTCATCCTCCGAATGTAAGCCCGCGTGATGTAGCGCGGCAGGCTGCTCGTGCTGCCTGTGTCCCCCACCGTGTGAGCGTGCGAATCGCCCGCCGTGATCGCAATGCTGGCCCCGTGCGAGTGTCCAGGGGTGGCGCAGGTCAAGCCTGATCCGGTCGATGAGTTCTCGCTGGCCCCGCTGCCCACGCTGGCCGCCTTGCTGCCGCCGTGGTCGTGTGCTGTCCGGGTGCTGGCGTTGGAATTGGTGTGCGTGTGGGTGTCTGCCCCACCGGTCGCCCTCACGTCCCCATCGATGGATGCCCCCCGGATGAATTTATCAACCAGGTTGGGCGTCCCGCCCGTTCCGTTGCAGATTGCCCACCCACTTGGGATGCTGGTGTTCTCCCAGGCAATGATTGTGCCAATCGGTAGATCGATCATGCTGTCCTCTGGATGAAATAGAGTTTTACGTATGACGGCAAGCTGGACCCGGCCCCGGTGTCGCTCAAGGTGTGGCTGTGGTCTGCATCTGCGTTGGTCGTTGCCGATAGGCTGTGTGTGTGCCCACCATCCGCCACTGTGGTGCCGCCAGAATATCCCGATACGTTTTTATCGCTATCTGCTGCCCCAGATGTCAGGCTGGCTGTGTGGCTGTGCGTGCCTGCGTTGCCCGAGCTGGCGTTGCCGTGTACGTGTGTTTCAGCTCCGCCAGTGTCGCCAATGTCTCCATCCGCCGATGCGCCATAAACGAATTTATCCCGCAGGTCGATGGTGCCGCCCGATCCGTTGCATAGGGCAAAACCAGACGGGGCATCCGCAATGGCATCATCCCACATCACGATCCCACCCACCGGCACCGCAGTATCGGATGTCGCCCTGATCCAGTACAGTCTGGCGTATGGCGGGTATGCATCGGCCAGGGCTGCGGAGCTTAGCGTGTGGCTGTGCCCGCCCGCGCTGCTGGATGTCCCGCTCGGGATGCTGTGACTGTGATCATCCGGGGCGGAATAGGTGATGCTGTAAATGCTGGTTACTTCCACATCCCCAGATGCTGCGCCGGTGCCGCCCCCGCCCACCGCGTGCGTATGGCTGGCCTGGCTGCCGGTTGCGCTCGGGTTGGTGTGCGTGTGGCTGTTGGCTCCGGCTGGGGTGTTGCTCGCTGCCCCTGCCGCGCACCCCCGCACGAACACATCCGCGCAGTAGCTGTCGATGGAGAACCCGCTCGGCACTGCCGATGCAATGCCATACCACAGGATTTCTCCGCCCGCAGGGACAGTGTAGGCTGTTCCGCTGCGCTTTCTCTGTACGATGATCGCCATGCTGCCTCCTTACGCGGATTTCTCGATCACGAAGAACACGCTCAGCCCCTTCGCCCCTGTCCCGGCTACGTCTACATCGATCCGCAGCCAGTCGTTGCTGATCACGGCTGCGCTGGAGATCACCGGAGGGGTGCTGGCGGTCAGGCTCGAATATTCGTTGACATCCACCGTGGCCTTCGTCGAGAGAATATCCGTGTAGGTGCCGTTGTGGTCTGAGTTACACTTCGCCATTTGCACCGTGACCAGGCCCGAGCTGCTCACTGTGTCGATGGCAATGTCAAAATCGACAATGTTCCCGGCCAGGTATGGCGGCACGTTGAAATAGAACGCCCCATCTCCCACGGCTACGCTCTCATCCGGCCACAGCACCCGGATGTACACCTGCTCTTTGTGATCGGCCAGCGCCGCATTCGGCACGGTGCCGAACCCAATGCTGGTGCCAGACCGTCTCAGCACGGTGTTATCTGAGCTGGCGGAAATGTCCGCCACGTCGCCGGTGGAGCTGCCCGCTACGCCCTTGACCGAGTAGGCAGCAGCTCGTGACAGGTCGTAGATCCCGTTCTCGATGTTGTTCATGGCATCCTCTTCGACCGGGGTGCCAGCTTCTGTTGGCGTGTTCCAAAGGGTGATCGCACATTGCAGCAGCTCCGCAAAGGATGTGACTGTAGAGCCTGCGTTATTTTTGATTACAAACCTCTCGGCTTCGCCTAATACTTCATCATTCCAAACTGTTTTGGTGTATGCCATTTAAGCCTCCTAAATTATGATCCCGACTACTTCTGTCTGTGCCACGTTCCCGCCAAACAGATTAGTGTCCATTCTCTCGATTACGCCGTACAGCGTGTTGCCGTACAGCGTCTCGAGGTTGACCGTCGCCCCGACATGCACGCTTGACGCAGGGGAGAATAGTTTCATGGTTTGCTTATATCGCTGCTGGTAGTAGTCATAAACGGTCTTGCAAATGCTCGCCCCATTGGATGAGTTGACCAGCGTTGCATCGGTGATCTTGATAACGTTTTCCTTGCTATCAGTGTCTCCAGGAATATACTCACCATATAACGTATCAGTCACCACGTACACCAGCCCGGTCAGTGTGACCGTGCCTGCCGTTGCCACCGTGATCACTGCATAATTCGCCCCGCTCTCGGTGATGGTCGCTCCGGTGATGCTCAAATCATGCACTGGCTGGGCAAAGTGTATCTCGTGTGTGCCCGCTGTCATGCTTTGGTTGAGCAGCTCTAATGTGCCCGTGCCTTCGATGACATCATGCCCTATCACCTCCACCCCCGTGATCTGGGTGCGCAGGGTCAGCTTGCGCCCGGCCTGGTCGCTGCTCGGGATGTCCACCACGGTCTGGATGCTCTCCCACTGCGATGGCCTGAATTTACGCTGCCACACTCTGGATTGCCCGGTTTTGCCAACTACTGAAAACAGCCCGGTAGTTGTGTAGCCCACGCTGGAGAACACGGTCGATTGGGATCCTCTCCAGCGCATCCCCCATACCCTGGACTGCCCGGCTCCGGCCACGCCAGTTCGAACGCCCGCCACTGTCTGTGAAACCTGTGTCAGCCGTCCCATGATGATGCTGTCGTGCCTGGCGCTCAACACATATGCCCCCGCGGCAAAGGCGATCTGCTGCAAGGCTTCCCGCCTGCTCATGATCGGCAGCCAGCCGGTTAGCTCAACGTCTGCCAGGTCAGGATCGATGTCATACCCGATTCCCATCGGATCGAGCACATCCGCCACCAGCTCACCCACCGTGACCGCCGTCAACCATATCCCGCCCAGGTAGGTGTACTTGTCCAGGATGCCCAGGATGTCCACGCACACAAACGATTTGACGTTTTCCGACTTGTTGCTCCAATCCTCCAGGTAGAACTGCCCCAGGTACACCTGCGCCCCGTCTACCACCTCATACGCGGCGATGGGTTGCTGGGTTGCCAGTTGCTCGAAATCGCCGGTCGGGTTGATGATGCTGAACGCTGCATCGTCCGAGAACAGGCTGAACTCCAATTCGCTCACCGGCAGGATGATGCTCAGCGGGCTGAATTCTTCCGTCAGCCTGGCGCTCAGGAAATCGCTGCCAGTAAATTCGGCATCCCCAAACACAACTTTTGGATAGGTGCTGGGCATTATGTCCTCGTCGGGTCCCGGCTGATCATGTTCAGGGTCAGCTCTTTATAGAACGCCTGCGGGTCTTTATAGCGGAACATCTTGTCCGAGATGTTGGAAAAGTAACACTCGAATTCGTGCGTGCCATCTCCGTCCGGGATGATCACCGTGTGGAATTCTTCTGCCTCGGTGATTTTCTCCCACAAGGCGGCATACTCGGTCACGTCTGACCCGGTGCCGAACTGCAGGTAATAGTTGATGTAAACCCCGATCATTTCCCGGTGCAGCTTGCCGTCCTCGGTGCGCTCGGCGTACTTGTCCAGCGCCTCTGCTTTGCGCTTCAGCGACACGAGTGGCACGTTGTATTCCGTCCCGTCGATTGTGATCATGCCATGCTCCCTACCAGGCTGCGCCCGGTGCGCCGTTGCTCACGCGTGATGTGCGGCTGCAGCTCCCTCACCAACGCCCCCAGCGTCCCCTCGAAGCTGATCTGGATGGCCGTCTCCTGCCCGCCGATCTCTTCCTGGATGATCTGCCGGATCAGGTTTTCCGGCGCTTCGATGTTGCGTCCGCTGCGCTGATCACCCAGCACGGCCAGGAATGCCGAGTTAGGCGGAATGACTGCCCCACTCGCCAGCAGCGGGATTTGTGGCGCGGTCAGCAGGTTCAGGCTGATCCCGAACGTGGTGCCACCCAGCACCGGCACCCATTCAGGAATGTCGATCTGGATGGAGTTCAGCGCCCCGATCACCGCATTGATCCCGTTCACCACCGCGCTGATGAACCCGTTGATAAACCCAATCACCGTATTGATCACGCCCTTGACAATGCTTTCAATCCCGTTCCATACAGTCTCCCAGGCAGTGGATAGTGCATCCGTGAACGTCTCCCATGCCGTGGTGATTGGGTCAATGATATTGTCCTGGAACCAGGTCGCCACCACCCCCCAGATCAATACGATCCCATCCCACGCCCCGGTGAAGAAGCCCTGAATATCTTCCCACGCCTCTTTAAACCATTTCTTGACCGGCTCAACCACGTTCTCGCTAAACCACGTTGATACGATCTCCCAGGTCTCTTTGATCTTGTCCCATGCCGTGACCGCCGCGGCCTTGATGTCATCCCAGTAGCGAATGCAGATGATCACAATGGCGATGATCGCCGCAATTGCCAAGACAACCAGCAGTATTGGTGATGCCAATAGTGTAGTAACCGCCGCGGCAATCCCGGCCACCACGTTGTATACCGCCAGGGCAATGTTTACCAACAGGATCGCCGCTGCAATCGATCCCAACACAATGGCAATAAGCTCAACCATTGTCTGATTTTCTTTGATCCAGTCGCTCAGCCGGGTAAATGCATCCGTCAGCCAGTTGATCCCGTCGATGATCACCGTCCCCGCCCACTCTCCCACCGGCTTGAGAAATTCTTCCCACAGCCATTTGCCCAGCGGCTTCAATGCTTCGATGACAATATTCAGTGCATCCAGCGCCGCCGATACCAGGTCAAGTGTTGCTGGGACAAGAGTGTCCAGTGCCCACGTTGCCAGCGGGATCAATACGTTCTCATAGAACCATAACAGGCCCTCACCAATGTTTAATACAAATGGCTCAAGCGATGTCCATAAATTGAATAGTGCCCCGTTTAGTGTTGTCCAGTCAACATTCTCGGCCAGGGTGGTGATACCATCAATAAATCTCGGTAAGCCCTCGCCTAACACCCATTCTCCAACTGGCTTGAGAAATAGATAATAAAAATCAATAAGCCCCCAGAATACAAAGTTTTTCAGCGGCTCCAGTGCCTTCATGAGTTTATCAAAGGCGTCTATCGTCGGTTGCAATGCCGTCAGAATGCGCTCTTTGATCTCCTCGATCTTAGCCGCCCACTCGTCCAATACCGTTGTGTCTGGCTCTTCGGTTGGCTCGGTGGGTGTCTCGACAAGCCCCGGTACCCCCGTATCGCCACCCCCGCCGCTGTCTGTCGCTTCATCCATCTGCAGCACGTTCAGCTCATCGAACGATGCCAGCGCCCCTTTTGCAGCTTCCGCTGCGGCTTCTGTTCCATCTGCTAAGTCCTGAGCGTCCCCAGCCGCACCGCCCAGGTTGTCGCCCACATCAGTAGCCGTTTCTTCCAGATCAACCATGCTCACGTTGGTGTGGAACAGCAGGTTCATCACCCGCGCCACAGTGTTGAACAGCACCACCAACCAGTCAATCGCCGCTTTCACGTATGGGATGATCTGGTTCGATATCGGGATGATGGCGTTCCCCACCGCTACTTTCAGGTTTATGAACGATGCCCACAGCGCCGATACCTTCCCGGCATACTCGCCCGATAGCTTAGCCGCATCCCCAACCTGGAAGCGTGTCTCTTCCATGATCCCGTTGAATTCAGCCTGCCTCTTCTGCGCCAGGGTCAGGTTGGCCGCCGTGGTGCCGATGGACTGTGCGTAATCCCGCCACATCATTGCCACGTTCTTGGTCACACCCGCATTATCCACCAGGATGGAGTTTTCATTCTTTAACCCCTCGGATGCCATCTGGATCGCTTCGCCCATCGTGTAGCTGGACGTGCGCGCAAATGCCGCCGAGTCTTTCAGCCGGGACATGATCCCTTCGATCTGGCTGGTATCGTATCCCCGTAAAGCTAAGTTTTTATAAGCAATGATCGCATTGGTCGCCGGGACCAGGCCATCTTCCGTGTACTTTGTAATGAAGGCTTGCGCCTCTGAGAAGCTGCGCCCCTGTCCGTTCATGATAGATTGCAGCCCGGTCATGGCCGAGGCCAGCGTAGAAGCAGCCTGCACCGCAGACCGCCCGAAGTTGACCACCGCTGCCACGCCGAAGGCCAGACCCACCGCCGCGGCAAACTTACCCAGGCTGGCGGTCATTCCGCCCATGCCATTGTTGAAGCCCTTGCTATCTACGCGGGTATCGATCCTTACACTTCCATCATAGCTACCCGCCATTTGCTTGCTCCTTGACATAC